GATCGCTCGGGCAGTGACACGCTTACTGATACCGTAGACGGCGGATTCTGCGTCCTGATGCAAACAGTTACTGTGACCTCGAACTCTACTGGCGCTATCACCAGTGGTTCGATCACGGTTCCTGAGAACTCCCAAATCATCGACATTACTGCGTCGAAGATTGTGAACTGGGATGTTGGATCGGGCACAGCAAATGCGCTGAATATTCGTGTTGGTAGTTCGTCAAACGGTGCCCAGTACATGCCGACTACGAATGTTGCTACCACCAATGTTACGACTGGCAGCTTGACTGTTGCAAACCTGCTGGCACGTAGCAATGTTGCAAACAACATCGTGATTTATTGTTCTGTTGATCCTGATGGCAACGTAGCTAACACTCAGGCTCAAATCCTGTTTAATGTGCTGTACGCTCAGAAAACTTAAAGGAGAAGAGCTATGGGTCAGTTTAAGCCAATGGTCAAAATGATGACCACTGAGCCCAGCGTAGAGCTGAAGCTCAAAAACGGCGGTGCTGTAGCTATGAAGAAGGGTGGCTCAACCACTAAGGCCAAGAAGATGGCTGCTGGTGGTATGGGCGGCATGGGTGGTCTGGGCGGCGCTGGTGCTATGGCTGGTCAGGCTCCTATGGTAGGTCGCCCTGCAATGGCAAACCCCGTTCGTACCCCTGCTAAGCCGACTATGGCATCGCGTCGCAAGGCGATGATGGCAAAGCCTGCAATGAAGGATGGTGGTTCTGTGGCTGAGAAGCTCAAAGAACACGCCTCTAAGCCTGCTTCTAAGGCCCACAAGGGTCTGAAGACTGGCGGCGTTGTAGACGGTCAAGGTGGCTACAAAAACGGCGGCATTATCAACACGGAAAATCAAGGCGGAGAGTATCGCAACACTAAGATGCACACTGCCAAGACTGACCATTCACCTGCCAAGACTGGCGGCGTGAAGATGGGTAATGGCGGCGGCTACAAGACTGGTGGTGTGGCGAAAGCTAATGCGGGTGGCTATAAGAAGGGCGGCTCCGCAAAAAAGTATGCTGACGGCGGTTCAGTTCAGGCTGATGGACGCGCCGTCAGAATGCCAGTAAGTATCAGCCGGTTATCAGGCACCTTTAAAACGGGTGGCAAGGTAACTCCAGCTGAAGGTCGTCTACAGAAGATCCACAAGGCTGAGAATGCTCCGGCATTCAAGGCTGCCAAAACTGTTGAGCTAGATCGGTACTCCAAGTACCAGAAGTCTGGTAAGAAGATGGCGGCAGGTGGTGATCCTGTTCATGGTTCTGCGGCAGAAAGTCAGGGCTACAAGAAGTTTTACGAAGATGAGAAGGCTGAAAACGAGGCCGATCGTAAAGCAGCGATGGATGCTCTGATGCACCCGATAGAAACCATGAAGAGCCTACCCGGCAAGATCAAAGAGGGTTTTAATGCTTTGACCAAGCCAAGGGGGCAAGGTTCTGTGACCACGACAGAGCGCGAAGTAAGCCGCACTGTCTCTCCGGGTAAAAAGCGGGGCGGTAGGGCGTGTTAATGAGATAGGGGGCTTAGTCCCCCTGTCTTTTATTGGAGATTGAGATGCCAGCAACAGCAACCTCTCAAACTTTGTTCGATGGTGAGCGTGTAGCCATCATGAAGTTTGATTTCACAACTACAGACTCATCTGGTGAGACTGGCGTTGTAAAGGTTAATCCTGCTGCTTTGACGCCATCAAACTCTGGTGGCGGAGCTTGCAATTCTGTTACTTTGCTAAAGATTTCTGCTTTGACTTCTGGGATGTCAGTTTCGATGTTCTGGCAGGCAAACACTCCGTTGATGATTGAGACGATCCCGTCAAATACTCAGTACATTCAGGATTACTCCAACATTGGCGGTTTAATAAACAATGCTGGTTCAGGTAAGACTGGAAACATTACGTTTACAACGTATGAAACTGGTGCTGGGGATGCTTATACCGTCATCCTTGAGATGCAGAAGCATTATGTCAATCCTTATGCTTAAAGGTATGTTATGAGAGCCCAAAGCGTATCTAAGACTGGTATTGGATCAAGTTCTGCATTAGTCATGAATACCAACATCAGCCCATTTAACGTGGGTTTTGGTGTCACGGTTTCCGGCAATGTCACGTACAGCGTTCAGCATACGTTTGACGATCCGGGCGTTGGATTTACCACATGGTTTAGTCATCCTACGATTGCTTCAAAGACTGATGCGCAGGATGGCAACTATGCTTTTCCTGTGACTGGAATTAAGCTTCTAGTCACATCTGGAAATGGTGCCGCAACAATGAGTGTTATTCAGTCAGGTATTTAAATGCCTTACGTTGGCTATACGGGGGTTGCAAACCAAGCCAATACAACTGATGGTTTTGCGTCTGGTGTTGGGGCTGCAAACGTACCTGTGACTGATGGGTACGGCGAGAATGTAGGCGACGGCGGGGTTGTTGACTTGTATCAAGACGGCATTGTCATCCAAAAGTATTACATAGCTGACGAAGGTAGCCCGGGTTACGTTTTACAAGAAGACGGTTCAAAGATTGTTCTGGAGTTATCGTAATGGCAGATCAGAAAATATCGCAGATGCCAGCAGCCAGTACCTTAACGGGTGCTGAGCTTGTTCCGTTAGTCCAGAATGGAGTAAACGTACAGTCAACTCTTGGAAATGTCAGGGCATTCAATAGCTCATACATAGCTGTAAGCAGCGACCAAGACCAAACAGGGAATGTGTCTGTTGGAACCGCCATGACGTTTACTTCAGCTGACGTTACTGATGGGATTACGCTTGTAAGCGGGTCAAGGCTTACAGTTCCTGACACTGGCGTTTACAACCTGCAATTTAGTGCTCAGCTAAAGAACGTAGACAATGGTCAGAATGATGCAACTATTTGGTTCCGTCTAAATAACGTAGACATTACAAATTCTGGCACTCAGATTACTGTTCCCGCGAGAAAGACTAGCAATTTGTTTGGATATGCGGTTGCCGCTTGGAACATATTCTTAAACATGAATGCCAATGATTACGTTGAGATCATTTGGCTTCCTGCGTCTAGCTCAGTAACACTTGAGCATTTGCCTGCAAGCGTTTCTCCTGCTTATCCTGCAATTCCTTCCGTTATTGCAACCATGAATCAGGTGGCCTAAATGCCAGCAAAGTCTAAAGCTCAGTTCAGGTTGATGCAGGCTGTGGCGCACAACCCGTCGATTGCCAAGAAGACTGGCATATCTAAGTCTGTAGGCGAGGAGTTTGTGTCGGCTACCAAAGCCCCTAAAAAGCTTCCTGAGCGCTTAAAAGACGGTGGCCCATCGTTGGCTATAGGTAGGGGAGAAAAGCTTCCTGCAAGCCAAGGAGCAGGCTTAACGGCTAAAGGTAGGGCAAAGTACAACCGCGAGACTGGCAGCAACCTGAAGGCTCCTCAGCCGGAAGGTGGCCCACGTAAGGATTCGTTCTGTGCGCGTATGAGGCCAATAGCTGAGAAAAGCGAGAAAGGATCTCGTGCTCGTGCGTCCATGCGTCGCTGGAAATGTTCGGGGTTTTAAATGGCATATTCGGGAACAGTTGGAACTACCGTCATTGATGTCCAGACCCTGATAGATCATGGGGCTAGACGTTGCGGCAAGCTGGCAGAAGAGCTGACTTCTGAGCAACAGCTGTCTGCTCGTCAATCTCTTTTCTTTTTGCTATCTCATCTGATTAACCGAGGCATCCAATACTGGGCAATTAGCAAAAAGGTTTACGGCCTAAAAGCTGACCAGTACGTCTACAAGCTGCCTTTGGGTGGGGTAGATGCTTTGAATGTCTTGTATCGCACTATGGATCGTCCTACGGGCGATTACACATCATCGGCTGGTGGCGTAATTGAGAACCTCTATGACGACAACATAGATACTTACTGCCAGCAGACTTCCGCAAACGGAAACGTACAGGTGTTCTATGGAACTGATAATCCTGTTTATGTTGGCAGCATCGGCATTCTTCCTTATGTTGCTGGTGGTGGTTCAGCTACTTGGAGCATTACCTACGAATACTCCACTGATGGAATTACTTGGAGCACTCTCGAAGATGTGGGAGAAGTTGTTGTAACGGACAATGAGTGGCTTTGGACGGACATTGAGCCGGGGCAGACTGTTGAGTATTACCGCATTCGTGCTTACAACGGCACGACTTTGGCGCTTCGTGAATGGTTTCTTGGAAACAACTCCCGTGAGATCCCAATGGCTCGTCTGAACCGGGATGATTACACGAACCTGCCGAATAAGAATTTCACAGCAAACCAGCCGTACCAGTTCTGGTTTGACCGTACTATCCCGCAAGCAACTATTTACTTT